GCGGAGACCTACCGCGCTGCTGGCAAGCAACCTGAGCCAGCGCCCAGGACAAACCCGCTCAGCGTGCATTACTACTCGCAGCGTGACTCAGCTACTCAGCACGCCTTACGGATGTGCTTCTCCAGCAGCTGCGCCATGTTGCTGGAAACTATGAAGCCGGGCACCTTGAACGGGCCCAACGGCGACGACGCCTACCTTGGCCGCGTGCTGCGTCATGGAGACACGGTGGACGCCGGCGCACAGATCAAGACCCTGGCTACCTATGGGGTGCAGGCTGCGTTCACGCAGAAAGCCAACTTCGACACGGTGAAAAAGCAAATCGACAAAGGGATCCCGGTGCCACTTGGCTTTCTTCACAAAGGCCCGGTCAACAGGCCCATAGGCGGGGGGCATTACCTTTGCGCCATCGGGTACGACGACACGAGCTTGGTAGTCCATGACCCTTTCGGTGAGTGCGATCTGGTGTCGGGCACCTATGTGAACAACTGGGGGGCAAGGCTGCGTTACAGCTACAAGAACTTTGGTCCACGCTGGATGGTTGAAGGGCCTGGTACCGGGTGGGCAATCATCGCTAGTCTTTAGGAGGAATCAAAATGGAGCTGATGGAAGCATCCCACCTGGAATACATCGGCCTGGCCCTGTTTGTGGCCAGCGAGCTGGTCGGCATGAGCAAGCTGAAGTCGAACAGCGTCCTACAGCTGCTGTTGTTGGCAGCTCGCCAGGCGTATCCATACAAGCGGAAGCCTGACGCCGGGGTGATTGGCAAAATCCTGGGAAAGTAGCGGCCGATGGACCGCGAAGCGATGATCAGGCAGCTTCGCCTACACGAAGGCGAACGCCTGAAGCCGTACCGCTGCACCGCAGGAAAGCTGACCATCGGCGTCGGAAGAAACCTTGAGGCTCGCGGGATAAGCGCGGCTGAGTCCGCAATGCTGCTCAGCAACGACATTGACGCGCACTGGCGCGAGCTGGCGCGTGCTTTGCCCTGGGTGGAAACTTTGGATGAAGTGCGGCAGGCCGTGCTCCTAGACATGGCCTTCAACCTCGGCATAGCCGGCTTGCTGGGCTTTAAGAACACGCTGGCAACAGTCAAGGCCGGCGACTACCCGCAGGCTGGCGCCATGATGCTGGACAGCAAATGGGCCAAGCAAGTGGGGCAGCGTGCGCAACGCCTGGCCACGATGATGGCTACCGGCAAGCAACCGCGAGAGCTGTGGCCGAAGAACTGAGGCATCGCTTTGTCCTGCGTATCAGCGGGCACCTTTGCACGTTTACGCGGTGGGAAGACATTCCAGACGTGTTTGACAACGTGATCGCCTTTCTGCCGGCAATCCCGGCGCCCCCTCACACGGCTGCACAGCACGCCGAGATGGATGCCTGGTGTGGCAGGCTGCAAGAACTGATGGAGCGTGAACGTGCCGGCCGCCACCAGAATCGGTGATGCTGATGTGCCCCATTGCTCGGGCATGACACGGGCGCAGGGTAGCCCGGACGTGTTTGTGAACGGTATTGCCTGGAGCCGCCAGGGTGACAACAACACCGGCCACCTACTGCCGGGCACTCCTTGCCCCGGCCATGCTGCGCCGATTGCTGTGGGTAGTACCAGCGTGTTCGTTAACGGCAAGGGCGCCGGCCGCGTAGGTGATGCGATCAGCGGCTGTACCAGCGTGGCGCAGGGTAGTCCGGACGTGTTTGCCGGGCCTTAGCGGCGCTAATTGAGGTTCCATGAGGTTCCTTGAGGTTCCATGAGGTTCCATGAGGTTCCATGTGGGGGTGGGTTGCTAAATGCGGCCTTCCTGCTGGTGTATCCAGGTTTTTAGTTCGCGCACATACTGCCGCAACTGCTCAGCCTTTTCAGCGTGCCAGTGATCCCCCGTGGCGAGGAACTGGCTGTTGTGATGATCGACAGCACGCAAAAGCTGCAGAATCACCGGATTCCACGGCTCGCGGACTGGCGTGTTCCACTCGCGGGGCACTGGTATCGGTGCTCATGCCGTCAGTCTGAACGTTCCATGAGGTTCTTTGAGGTTCCATGAGGTTCCTTGAGGTTCCCTGAGGTTCCATGAGGTTTGGCCTAAACGCCCAAACTGGCGGCAACGTTGCCCACCACTTGCTTCGCCACACGATCCATCAAATGCGCATACCTTGCGGTAGTGCTGGGCGATTGGTGGCCGAGCAAAGCGCCAACCATGGCTAGCTCATTCCCATCGCTAAGCACCTGGCTCGCGAAGTGATGCCGTAAATCGTGGACACGCAAATGATTAAGGCCAGAGGCAGCCATGAGCTGTAGCCACATTTTGCGGTAACCGTTTAGCGGCCTTGTGTGTGTTGCGCCGTGTACCACCCATAGCGACGGATGATTTTGCGCCCTTTGCAGATCCCGCAGGACTTCCAAGGCGCGGGGTCCAAGTTGTACCACGAGCGATTCCTGTGTCGCTGTGCCGGTTTTGTGCGCTTCGGGCGGAACCACCAGCAGCCCCCGGTCCCAGTCAATCCACTTCCACTGAGCTTCCATGATGTTGCCCAGGCGGGCGCCGGTAAGCAGCAGCAACCGCACAAGCTGGGCAAAACGCCAGCGGATGGACCCTGTGCCGTAGTGCTGGTCCCACAAGACCAGCCCGCCCCGTAACTTGGCCATTTCATCGGGCTTGAGGTAGCGGATACGTTTGCGCTCCGCGTGGGCCTTCACGCCTTTACAAGGATTTGTACCTTTGGGGCGGATGCCCCACGCTTCGGCCATTTCCAAAGCCTTGCTGAGCACTTCCAGGCAACGGTTGGCAGTGGTGGGCTTCTTATGCGTTACGTGCCAGGCCTTTACATAATCGTGGGTAAGTAGTTGCACTTTTGTCCTGTTGCCAAGGCCCGGCAGTATGTGGTTCTTCCAATAGCCCCGGTCGTTGCCGCTGCTGCGCTTCTTGTCGCCGTGCTCTTCCATGTAGCGGTCGCGCAGCTCCTCCAGGGTGGCAGCCTTGCGCAGAGCCTTTACTTCAGCAGCCGGGTCTCTCCCCTCGCGCACTAGCAGCAAAGCATCGCGGGCCAGTTTGCGGGCCTGGTCCGGCAAGAGCTGGTAGTCACGCCCAATTTTGTAGGTGCGGGTGATGCCGGCCAGCGTGCGGTAGCGCAGGTAGTAGGTCTTGGCGCCGCTCGGCAGCACCAGCAAGCCAAAGCCAGGCACCAGTCCATCGGGCAGCCAGTAAGGTTTCGCCTGGCTAGTTGCGGCCTCTACTTTCGTCTTGTTTAGTGCCAAGTTTCCCTCCATCCATTTGCGCACAATTTGCGCAAAATGCCAGGAAACAGCAATGGCGACAAGGAAATTCCAGTAGCCTAAGCCCAGTGTTTCCAAAGGGTTAGGGATGCGGCGGGAAGCCCCGGTAGCACCGAAGCCCCGGCTCATAACCTGAAGGTCGTCAGTTCAAATCTGGCCCCCGCAACCAGAAAAAAGCCCGCAAGCTCAGCAACTTGCGGGCCTCACAAATCCCCTCAACACCGCCAGCGTATCAGGCCTTTTGCGCACCATTTGCGCGGGGTCACCACCATGCGGGCTGAGCTTGCGGGCGGCGGCGCCATTCTGCATACGTTTTAGTGCGCAGGTAACGGCGGTATGCCTCCACGTCGCTGATAGTGGTGTCAAACCGCAGCTCGTCAGGCATTGCACGGGCAAAGCCGCTGACTTGTTTGTATGCTGCCAGCGTGGTCCCTGTGTTTACGCGGAACAGGCAGTAGGCATCCACAAGCGCGTCCAGTGTGGGATGGGTTTTGCCGTAGCGAATGCGATATTCGTTGGCCAAGGCCAGGCCATGCGCAATCATCCAGGCCATGTTTGACCCATTGGCACGGCCCCACACAGTGCAGGGATGGTTGATGAAGCCACGGTGACGGTAAAAGGTGCCGTCCTTTTTACGGATGCCGCCCCAGTCAAGGCACAAAGGGCCAAGGTTGACCGCCAGCATTTGGCAGGTCTCTACGGGCATTTTGACAATCAGCTTGGACGGTAGGCACCGAGCAGCGGCGGCAGGGTGCAAGTCACAAGCAAACAGATTCATTAGGCCTGGGGTGATTGCAGGGGTCGCCCCCTGGACCCCTGCATGATGCGGGCAACCAACTGAGGCGCGAAAGGGCTTTGTTGCAAAACGAAACACAACGCATTCCTACGGCGCATCGGGAACGGCACGGAACGGCACGGGAACGGCAAAACCCCAGTAGGGAACAAATGGAATGGATGGTATGGGTCTGAGTCACTTACGCACGTAAGAGAAAACAGGGAGCAAGTTTTTTCTCCCTATAGGGCTGTAGGGATGGGGATCCGTTCCTGCCGTTCCATCCGTTCCCCACAAGTGGTCTTAGCGTTCCGCATCCGTTCCCGCATTCCCTTTATCCGTTCCGCAGGGCACCCGCACCGCAAGCGACCGGGCCTGCATACCGTGGCTACCGTGGAACATTCTGCGGGCTTTGATAATGGCCTGGCTGAACTTCACCCTCCCGCTTACGCAGGAGCTGGAAGTAGAAAAACAGGCGCGGGCCATCCGCAACTGCGACGATGTTGATGAGCTGCGATGCCTGGCCGAACAGTTATTTCGTATGTGGTGTCAGCAAGCCGATTTGACTGCCCAGCTCATCCATCAAGTTGCCGGCGCCGAAGCCTTGTTGGCGCAGGCAGGTGTCGCAGAGCCCTTGGATCAGGAGTATTTGACATGGGCCAGCGCTATTAACCCGGAAACCTGGGGTTCATAACCACTGCCATACTGCGGGCCTCATCCATGGCTTGGCTGCGCGTGTGCTGAGGCTGGCCCCAGTGAACAACGCAGCCGTCGTGGACCCATGGCACAAACACAGTATCCAATCCGTGGAACTGCCTTTGTACGCCATAACAGGGGTGGGACTGGCCTTGGTAACAGAACGCTTCAGCGACGATCACTGCGCTGCGCGTATTTAGCAGCTAGTCCGGTGTATGTGGCGTGGGCTGGGTGCCTGGGGTCGTGGCGGCCATCCTCTTTGTACCAAGCGTCCAAACGGTCTTGGATGGCCTGCTGTTCAACGGGGTTGCAGTTGGAGTCCATAGGGATGAGGTTCCTTGAGGTTCCTTGAGGTTCCTTGAGGTCTATTGAGGTCTTTTGCGGCTCCCTGGCTTGGCGTTTTGCACCATGCCAATAGGGCTCCGCGACAGTTCTAATTGAGCAATCTGCCACTCTGCGCCGGCCCGCGTTGCAACGAGGTAATGAGGGAAGCCCCCTGGAGCGGGCTGCACCATCTCGACTATGTAGCCTTCTTCAAGCACAGGCCAACCACGGACAAATACCCTCTCACCAATCCGAAAGCGCCAGGGCTGCGAGTTGAGAAGCCGCGTGTTCATCAAACGGCACGGATTTCGGTGTTCCAGCCCCAGCAACAGCGCAGCAGGCTGGACCGCTCAATCGCAGCATCAAGGTCAGGTGCGAGCCAGGCTTGCGCCTTTGGGCCAAGGCCCAGCACCGGCGGCAACAACAGGCCCTCTCCCTGGTCTTCGGGTGCGGTGACCCAGGCACCGCCACGAATTAAGGCGTAGCTCACTGGTCTCGATCGCTTGTCGGCGGGCCAGCCAGTGGTACTCCATCTTGCTGCAGCTGTTCGCAGGCGCGTTGTCTGCCGGCCAGACAATCGGCTTTCGTCATGTCTGTCAGGGTGCTGGTCAGAGCGAACCAGAACCCGGCCGCCAGGCTCAGGCACAGGGCGCTAGATGCAAGAAACGTTCGCATGGTACTGGTGGAATGCGTTTTTACAAGTTCTGGGCCAAACAGCAAAGGCGCCAAGGCCCAGGGCGGCCAGCACAAGGCGGCCGCATGGATGCAAAGTGTTGTGAGTGCGTGTGGGGTGGTGCGAAGTTCGCCTTCGCTGCTGCAATCATGCAAGCCCTGGCCGCTGAGCGCCAGACGTTGATGCAAAACGAAATGAGGCAGCAGTTGCGGTTTCAGGTGTCGT